TTAATAGTGTTCTGACGTTTAATAGCAGCGGGTTTACAATAACTGACACTGGTTCAGATTTGTTGTTTTCATCAAACATTGCGATGGGAGATGTGTTAACTTTTAACACAAATGCATTAACAATTACCGATGACGGAACCAGACTTGTCTTCTCATCTAATATTAAGATCGGAACAGCCACACTTGATGATTCTTCTGGGGCATTGAATACAAATACGTTCCTAGCAACTACGGCATTACAGGTTGGAGCTACACCAGTTCAAATGCTGGATGATGGAAGTGGTAATTTGGAAATTAGCAATTCCATTAAATTCGGAATTGCTGCTGCGGCTGGACTATTGATTGCAACTCATTCCATTAGGGTTAAGGATTCATCTGGTGCAGAATTTGATCTACTTTGTCGATCTGTATAAACTATGGACCAACAATCACAACAACTCCCACCCAAAGTAAAAGTCGTACAATTCAACGAAGAAGAACTGAAGGCATTCAATTCCATCTGCGATGCTGCCCTTAAACATGAGGGGGTTAATCTGGCATGGTCAGTCGCCTGCTTCATCCAGAAGTTCAATTCAGTTCCACTGACTGATCCAATTCCACCCACTCCACCAGAAACGAAAGGATAAATTATGAGCACACAAATTCTTCCAGTTGGAGAAATCATCCTCACGAATGAACGAGAATTGATCGGGGCTGGGTACGATTATGGTCTTCGTTCTGGTCCACCCGGAAATCCTGCTTTTGATTCTGGATCATTCAGCCTGACTGGAAATGGGCCTGATAGGAAGCTGAGATTCGATCATTGTTTCATCCTGACCCCTGAATCAATCCCGTGGGTGCCAGCCCCAGATGATCTGAAGCGGTTCTTCCGATTTATTCTGGAAAAGGAATCTGGAGAAATCGTTACAGATGTCGCTTTTGATTTCGCGGCTGATCCAAAGTACCTGTTCCACAATCTGGTTCATTACATCAATGGACACGGAAGTCCCTACAATGTCCCAGCGCCGGTGGACAAGACCCCCAACGGCAAGTACGTCTTGACCTGTCTAGTGAATCACGCACTGGTCAATTGTATGCCAGCCGTTTTTTACCTGGAGTTCTTCGGTGAGGATTCGTGGATGTACGCCAAGCCTGTGCGGTCTGACGTATTCCTCAATCCCTTCCGTGCAGGTGTCGTTACTCGGGAAATGCTCAATCCCGCTGCCCCGCCCCCAAAAGTCGCTTGACAGGTATCGTAGATCGAATTTAAGGTCTTCCCGTAAAGAGTCCCTTGGCGTTCGGGCTGTCGGTTCGGTGGAACAGGCAGCCCTTTTTGTTTACGCTGAGTAGTTCAGTGCCCCTGCATGGTGCAGGTCCATCGCCTTCTTCCTGAGCGTATCCTTCCAGTCGTCATTCTGGGGCTTCTGCGGGGCAGCCAGAGCACGTAGCTGGAAGCCCTTTTGTCTGGCTCCTTCAACCACAGTCACCCACCAGTCCATCAAGTCGGGAGAACGGCCCATTCGTTCCTTCGTATCAATCTTCGCCTCAATCTCAATCCTGTTTCCCGTTACCATCTTCCATTCACGGGTTGAGCCATCTTCCAAGACTTCCTCAGTCAATCCCCGCATTTGGCCTGACTCGATAACGTAACGGGCCATGAACCACAGTTCAGTCACGAACTTGCTGAAATGCTCGTAGCAGGTCTTGGGGCGCATTTTCTGGGTTTCTGGGTCAACGATCATCAGTTCAGCCGAAACCTGCCTATTCGTAGCCCTGCCTCCAAATTCGACTGGATTGACGAAGGGGGACCAGATGCGGGCAAAGGCTGTGCCCAAGGACCCCCTCCCCGTGGCGTCGTAAAATACGTTCTCAGCAGGAATCTTGAGACTGATGCAGTCCTGACGCACGAATTCAGCAATCTGATCCTCTGCGGAAATGTCGGTCCCAGCCTTTACGGGGATGATGACGTGTGGATTCATGTGCAGGATCATGTCACCATTTACGTCACGTCCAAATGATCCCCATCCACCCACGCAACGATCCCCGCCTACTTCGCCGTACGCTGCATCGACTGCGTAGATGCGAACCTGTTGATCATTTTTCCATGCGACTTCCTCGAAAGCCTTGAACTTAATGGCCAGATTTCTAGTAAAGACTCTACGTCCATTCAGGCCAGCTTTGCGAACGCCCTTGCATTGGGACCAGTACTGGAGGGAGTCTTTGCCGTAGAATGAAGCGACCGCTTCGATACTTTTGGCGTTGATCATCCAAGGGTACTTAGGGGGCTGATCTTGTGGGTAGTCGAAATTAGGCGAATCTTCGCCCACGAGGTTCAGGGTGCGGCCATTCTCGAAACGATTGTCCCAAACGGTAGTCTTTTTGATTTCACCCTCAGTGCCCCAGCCATTCTTAGGTTCTGAGATTCGATCTAACGGATCACCGATACCCAGTGGATTACCAACGAAGACTCCTTTGAAGTCGTGTCCTTCTCCAGTTCCAGAGTTAAGGTTGGCTAATGCATCTAAGTAGCCAGCCTTCATTAACTGCGATTCGTCTCCTAGTAGTCTCCTTCTTTTTTGTTTAATCCCCACGTACTTCCCCAATCCCTGCCACGAACCTCCAGAGGACATGCACGGGATGCAGTTGTGAACTACGACGCCATTGACGCTGTACGACGGGTGGGTGTCAACTGAGAAATTGTAGACTCGATAACCTCCTTCACTGACATCAAATCGTTCGTCACCTTCTGGTGAGAGAATCTCAACACTTTCCACCCAAGCTTGTTCAGTTCTTTGGTGCGTCTTTCGTCCCGAATTTTGGATGATTTCATTGAGTGTCTCCACCCATCTACTTCCACGTCTAGCTTCAACTTTGGGAACGCTATGTCCAACTCGTACCAATGCTTGGTCTTCCCATGAAATGTTCTGCCTGTGTAAATCCTGTGGCGAATCTTTGCTTGAGGGAACAGCTTTGCAACCATGCGTTCTGTTTTGGTGATCTTGTCTTTGGCCAGAGACTGTTTTCGTCCAGTCCAACTCAGACTGCAAGATCGACCGCAGAACCTCTTCCTCGGTCTTGTCCCGTAAGGTTTGGTTGAAACAAACTTCTCCCCGCAGTTCTTGCATTTCAGATTCTTTGGAAGATTCCTGCAATGAACTGAGCAAAATAGTCTGCCAAAATGCACACTCTTCATCTTCTTTCCACAATTCTGGCAAATGGAATCTATCTTTTTGGTGAAAAGATGTTTGTATTGAGCTACCCAATGGCTCGCACATGTTGTGCTGCAAAACCTCCCCCACCCCTTCGGACGGGTAGCTCTTGGTTTTACTGGCCTGAAATCCTTTTTGCAGAAATCGCATGGACGGGCCGGAAGCCTGTCCCGGCAAATGGCTGAACAATGTTTTCGATTCGGGTATCCGGGTCCGAGTGGTCCTCCGCAGCAGGCGCACAGTTTCATCCGCAGAGAATACCCTGTCGCAAGTCTTAAGTCCAACAGCATCCACCCACCCTCTCTGTGTAAAGAATGGGTGTTCTGGTGTGCAATCAAACTTCCTACCATCATTGAGCGTCACCCTGACAATCTGTTTTGCGATACTGCATTGAGTTTCGTAAACCCTTCCAACCCCGGAAGCATTATACACGGCATCCCCAACGCGAATGTCCTGAATCGGTCGTTGGCCAGACGGGGTATCAATCATCGAATCTCGAACCCAGCAGATAATTCCTTTTCTTAAATCTCTCGTTTCTCCCTCAATGAGATTGTCGGTACAAATCGCGTGCTTACTATCGAGCAGGTGCCCCGGAAGTGATGGGTAGCGATCCTTCGCCTGCTTGAACATATTCTTCATGTCCCCCCAAACGCGAAGCTCCAGCCCACGTACGTCCGTAGACGAAACCAGAATGAGGGTGTTGTGTGGGAATGCGAAGTAGTCTGTCAATGCGTAACGTGTTAATGCGCAATGAGTTTTGCCACTGTCTCGCGGTCCTAGCACGGCTAGGATTGTACTTCTAAGCGTCTCCGCTAACATCAAATCGCTCCACCGATGATGGGCGTCCTTGGGCCACAAAATTTGCATCAGCCGCTTGTAATGGAAAAATTCCCCCATCCCCAATGTTTGCCCCTGTTTCCCTTTCCAGCTTCCCCCTTTGCGAATGCAATAAAGCTCGATTTCAACTTGGTCCATGAGGCCGGGAAAGATTAGCCCATACAGTTCCTTCTTGTCGTTCGGCCTGCGTTTTGGGCCTGCTGGCTTGGGCTTTGTTGGATCGTTCGGATTTGCTGGATTTTCAGGCATGGGCAGGATATTGTGGGTTTCAGTTAACGTTAACGAATATGGCCCAAGCCACCAACGGAACCCGTGTCACAGACGGGTCAACCACGTTCGAGGGTGGAATTGACAGTGGGCGCATCCCAACGATTGCTTCTCAGTCTAATCCACAGGGGCTTGCTCGCAATGAATTATCATGGGCAACCAACGCAACCATGCGTGGTGGGGGCATATCCCCAAGGGCTGGCTGGAAGCGATTAACCAAGATCAAGAGCGCCCCCGGGCTGTTTCAAGGGGGACAGATTTACGAGCCCGATTTCGCATTCCCATACCTGATGGTGGACATTTCAGGGCGAACCTACCAGATCAGGGTGGATACGGACAATAGTGTTGTCGATGTCACTGGCCCCGCAATGCCTGCGAATGAAGTACAGCACTGGATCAGGCAGGGGGAACAATTCTTGATCACTCAAGACGGGGTGTCTGAACCTCGCGTATGGGACGGGGTTCAGCAAAAGTTGATCAGTGCAATGGGTGGTGCCCCACCGTACCTGCCCATCGGTCAACCCATGGATTACTTCATGGGCAGAATGTGGGTTGCGTTTGGGCGAGAGTACATGGCTGGGGATATTGTGTTCGGTCCTTCGGGAACTGCCCCATATCAGAAAAGGGATGCGATCCTTCATTCATCTGAAAATACGTACTTGGCTGGTGGTGGGAACTTCATTGTCCCTACGGTTGCTGGGAACATTCGTTCACTGGATCATACAGCCAACATGGACACCCAGCTTGGGGAAGGGCAACTGTACATCTCTACACGCAGGGCCATCTATACCCTTAATGTACCAGCCAAAAGATCAGATTGGATATTACTTACCGAACCGCTTCAGCGTATTGTACAAAGACAGTTCGGGGTGACATCGGATCGTTCTGTTGCCCCTGTCAATGGAGATTTGTTTTATCAGTCGATTGACGGGGTTCGTTCCCTGCTGATTGCGGTTCGTGATTACCAACAGTGGGGACAGTCAGCAATCAGTCGTGAATTGAACAGAGTTCTTCAATTCAATGACAGGTCTCTGTCTCGATTTGGAACTGGAATCAACTTCAACAATCGGATGCTTCAGTCTGTTCTCCCAAAGCAGACTGTTTCCGGCGTAATTCACCAAGGAATTGTTGCTCTTGATTTCGACTTGATAAGCAACTTGGGCAGCAAGCTTTCTCCGGTGTGGGAGGGGATGTCTGAGGGGTTGCAGATTTTGCAGATGTGGTCTGCTGACTTCGGTGGATTGGAACGAGCATTTGCAGCCATCGTTTCTCAGAACCCACTGACTCTGGGGGACATTGAACTGTGGGAACTGACTCAACAGGATTCATTCGATGAAGATGATCGTAGGATTCAGTGGTACATCGAAACTCCTGCCTACACCTGGGGGACTCAGTTCAGTCTGAAGAAGCTGGATTCTGCTGAAATCTGGATTGATCGGTTGATTGGGAAGGTGGAATTCAAGGTACAGTTCAGGGTTGATCAGGACCCATGCTGGTACGACTGGTTTGAGTGGGAGGAATGCAATGCCCGTAATTCGTGCGAACTAGCCAGTGATCCTGTTTGCTACCCTGAAGACACATTCTGTCCTGGGTACCGGGCAACCATGACTCTACCCAATCCTCCTGTTCATGCTGGCCATGGGAACAATCGACCAATCAACATCGGGTACCAGTTCCAAATGCGTATCTTCATTAAGGGATACTGTAGAATCAGAGGCATACTGGTTCACGCATTGCCACGGGATAAGGCCCCATTCGAGGGCATCGTCACAGAAAGCGTTGTCCCATGACAATCAGGCCCTGCAACGAATTCATTGACTGCGAGTGTTCGGATAA